ACGCTATTCGGCTTCGGCGGCTTTCTTCGCAGCCTCTTCTGCGGCGGCATTGGCGTTTTGCAGATCGTAAAGCCGACCAGCCCGTTCCGCGATTGCCGCAATCTCTTCGTCGCTGACATTCGGGTTCTCAGACCGCGCTTCTGCGATAGCGGCTTCGATTGCCGCCTGACGTTCCAGCCCCGCGTTGATGAGTTCCTGTTGGTCAATCTCTTGTTGCGCTGCGGCCAAGCGGGCGTCGGTAGCTTCGGCCTGACGTGCCGCTTCTTCCGCTGCACGGCGTTGCTCTGCCGTCAGGTTCTCGACCTCATTGACCACGCCACCATAGGCGTCCAGCAAGCCTTCGGCACGGGCGCGGTGCCCGTCCATTTGCTCATTCACCTTGTCGTCAGCGGTGCCGGGTGCGCCGCCGTTGTGTTCGTCCGTGCGATCCCCGCCATCGGGAGTCCCGGTGTTGATCGCGGCGTAAATGCGATGCAGCCCATCGCCTTCCTGAATGCCCCGGTCGCGCAAATACTCGCCAAGTGCGATGATCTGTTCCGTGGCCGACGAAAGGCGATCCACCCCGTAGCGTTCGCGGTTGTCTGGCGAGAATTGGCCAAGGCCGTGGTATTCGTTCCCGGCGGCGTCCGTGCCCACGATACGCGGGTCCATGGTGCCAGCGGACTCGTAGGACATAACCGTGAGAAGGTCAGCCGCAGCAACGCCCAACTCTTCGGCCACGGCCACCGCAGCCCGCACAATCTCTTCGTTTTGGCTTCCAGCGCCCGCAGCGGCTTGCCGTGCGTAGTCGAACGAATAGTCGTCAGCCGTGAGCGCGCCAACGTCATTCAGCGCAGCCTTGGCCGCAGCCGCACGTTCGAACGCAGCCGTCACCTGACCGATGCTGACCGCAGCCGCCACAGCCTCATCGCGCAGCTGCTCGATTGCGTCGATTTCGGCCAGACGGTCCATTTCCTCTTTTAGTTCGGGCACCTTCTGCGCAAGGGCTTCCATGGCCGCGTTGAAGTCATTCGACTGGCGCACCAGCCGCTCTTCCATCGTCTCGGAAACCTCTTCCGCGATGTTGTTCAAGCGTTCCATCGCGTCCACGGCTTCGTCGGTTTCACCCGTCTGCACTGTGATCGCGTCGGATACCTCTTCCGTGGCGTCGGCCAGCTTGACCGCTTCGGCCACCACGATCCGCATTTGCGCGGCATACTCTTGGTGGTCATCGGAACCATCGCGGTATTTCAAATTCACGTCGCCAACGGCATCGCTCATTTCTTGCGCGCTGATTTCGCCGTCTTTGAACTGGCGGATAATCTCTTTGATTTCGTTCTGGTAATCTTCCGACACCGAAAGCGCACGGTTCCACGACGACAGATTGAACCCGAAGAAATTGGTCCAGAAGCTATCGTTCCGATTGGAAGCATTGTTCATTTTTGCAATGGTTTCATCCATCGCGTCATTGATGCTATCCAATTGCCCTTGCAGTTTATCAAGGGTGATATCGTCCAGCCCGGCAATCGCTTCCCGATAGGCATCAAGCGAACCATCGGTGTCCTCATAGGTGTTGCGAAGCTGCGCCACCATGGACTCGTGGTTTGCCAGCACTTCGGTTGCCGCGTCGGCTTCGGTCACCCAATGCGTGAACAGCATGGACAGGCCCACCACAGCGATCCCGACGCCCGTGGACGCGATGAGGCTGCGCACAGCCGCCGTCAGGCCCACAGTGGCCCCGGTCGCGGCCCTGATACCCCCTGCGGCTGTTCCCCCGGCTGCGCCCGCTGTGCGCAAGCTGGCGGCGGTCGCAAGGATACTGGCGCGGGCCGTGGTGAAGGCGGTTCCGATCTTGAGGATATAGGGCAGGATTTTGACGGCCATGAAGGCGCTCATGGCGTAAGACACCATCTGCCAGTTTTCGGCCAGCACACCGAGTCCGTTCATCAACGCGGCCAGCGCGCCAGATAGGTTGCGCAGGAAGGTTTCGAAGTCCGCAGACTGCAAGACCTCGACCAGCGTTTCCGCCAGATCGCCCAGAGCGTCCACGAACCCGCCACTGCCCAACACCAGCATGGCTTCGAACAGCGCGTTCTTCAATCGGCCAAGTTGATTTGCCGTGCTGGAAAGACTTTCGGCAAGACCGGGGCCAAATCGCTTGTTCAATTCGTCAGCGAATGGGATAAGAGCGTCGGCGGTTACTTCGCCCGCTTCCATCATCTTAATCAATTCGGCGCTGGAAACATTCAGACCATCGGCCATCAATTGCAGAGCGCCGGGCAACCTATCGCCCAATTGCTGCCGCAATTCTTCCATTTGAACCGCGCCCTTCGAAACAATTTGGGTTAGCGCAGTGAATACGCCAGCCATTTCTTGCGTCGAAGATCGGTTCACCCTTGCGGCTTCTGCAACCGCATTAAAGATTTTCCGCGTAGCATCGCCTTCCAAGTTGGTGTTCTTGGTTGCGATAGAGAATTTCGAGTATTCGGTTCCCAGCACACCGAACTCAATACCAAGTCGGTCGGCATTGCGGCGAACAAAGTCTAGGTCATTTGCCGTTGCTGTAAGATCACCGTCATTCGCCACGTTCAATCGGGCGGTCGCGGCTTCCAGCTTCTGTGTCGCTTCGGTTGTTCCGCGCAGCACTTCAATGGCCGCGAACAGTCCACCATAGGCTGCGGCCAGCGACAGGGCTTCACCCCGGATACGCTGCATGAGGGACAGGGACGTGCGCTGGCCCCGGTGCAGGTTCCGGTAGGCCGCTGCAAGCCGCTCTGTGACGCTAAGTTCGCGCTGTTGGGCACCAGACACCTTGCCTGAGGTCGCGGCCTTCTCACGCGCAGCCTGTGCGGCTTCATCATAGGCCCGTTCCAGCCCCCGGATCACGTTACGGGCGCGCAGGCCGTCGCCTGACAGTTCGGCCATGTCGCGGGCCAGTTGTTGCTGCGCACGGCCAAGCCGTTCGGTCTTCCCTGCCAGCGACACCGTGTCGGCACCCGACTCGGCCATGACCGCGTTCATGCGGTCCAGCACTTCCGATTGCAGCATGAACTTCAATGCGGCTTCGTCAGCCGCTTGTTCCGCGAACCTGAGGTCACGGGCCAGTTCCCGCGTGGGCACACCTTGAGTCGACGCCTTGAGACGATCCAGTGTGCCCGCCAGTTGCCGGGCTTCCTCTTCGGCTAGCACCGTGGCCGTGCGTTGCTTGGTGACTTCGTTCGTCAGGCCGCGCAGCGTGACAGACTCCAAGGACTTGAGCCGGTCGCGCGCCACGTCCACCGAAGCGCCCATTTCCTTGAACGCTTGGGTGTCACGGTCCACGGCGTCCTTCTGGCGCAGCGCCTTGTTCCGTGCGGCTTCGGTCGCGGCTTCCAGATCGCGCTGTTCTTTGACCAGACCAGCCGCAGCGGTCTTCTTGGCCTTGAGCGCGGCGGCGGCGGCATCGGCGCTGGCCGTCTGGTCCTTGAGCGCGGTGGACGCGACCTTGACCTTGCCCGCCAGTTCCGCCTCTTCTGCGGTCAGGGTTTCGACGCGCTGTTCCACTTCGGCCAGCTTCGCCTGCGTTTTCGTCAACGCTTCCGTGTGGGAAATGACCCGGCGTTCGGCAGACGCAAAGGAGTCGGTCAGACGCTTGTTCGGCTTCTCGACTTCGGCAATCTCTTTTGAAAGGCGTTCGAATTTGGCGGTCGATTCATCCAAGCGGGATTGCTGGCCTTCCAGAGTCTTCGTGACTGTGGAAATCGACTTCTGCGCGTTCCGCTGTGCGGTCGCGTTCTTCTTCATTTCCGTGTTCAGGCTGGCCAGATCGGTCTTGGCCTTTTTCTTCGCCGCCGATGCTTTTTCTTCGGCTGCGGTCGCGGCTTCGACTTCCGCGCGCATCTTCGCCAGTTCTTGCTTGGCTTCGGACGTGGCCTTTTCCAGCCGGTTGAAGTCCGCAGTGGACTCGCCCAGCTTTTCGTTCATGCTTGCCAGTCGGGCTTCGGCACGGGCCAGATCGTCGGTAAGGCGCTTGTTGAAATCCAGATCGTTTACGGACTTCCGAAGATCGCCAATTGCCGATCCCATTTGTCCAAGGGCGCTATCGACCTTGCCTGCGTCACCCACCAGTTCATCGGTCGAAGCATTGAACGCTTCGACCGCTTTGGTGATTTCTCGCAATACGCCCTTGGCTTCATCACGGGCGCGGATTACAAGTGAAACGTCTTTCCGTGCCATGTTGTGCGGCCCTTATTCTGACGAAGATGATCCCCCAATGGGTTTGACCAACACCTTGAGGGTATTCAGCGTCTTTGTAAACAATCCACGATGATTCTTCTTGACTCCCGGCGCAACCGTTATGATCGCCTGTTGGATCAAAACGGCTTCCTGCGCTATTCGGGTGTTCTCACGTTCGACCACAAGGTTCGCCTCATCCACCACCCGGCCAAGCGGGTAGTTCATGGCGTCAGGGTGGCCGTGCGCTAAGAGTAGGTTCGCGCTGCGGCGATATCCCCAATACCAGCGATAGAACCGGGCAGTGTCACTTTGTTCAGAGTCCCCGATATCCCGGCCATCATTTCGATCACGGACTCCACCAACTTTTCCAGCATGGATTCCGACTCGAAGGTCATGCGGAATATGGCCATGGCCAATTCGATCTGGACGGGTGCCGGGAACTTGCCAGCCATGTCCAGACCAGCTTCGTTGTATTCATCCGCCGCAAGGGCGATGATCGCGGCGACGACCTCAGGGGCTTCCTGCATGACCTCGCCCATGACGCGCTGGAAGGACTCGGCGTCAAGGCCCAAGTCTGACCGATCCTGCACCTTGGCGAAGATCATGGCCATGACCGGCCCATGGACGCGGACTGCGGCCATCATGTCGGCCACAGAGACGCCGCGCACTTCAATCGTGCCGCCGTTATACTCGACCGCCTCTGTGGCGATGGTTACGTTGACGAATGGCATGGTTGTTATCCTTGTGTCAGGTTGACGCTGTGCGTCTTAGGAGTAGGCCGGAAGACCGTCGCGGTAGACCGCTTCGGCAGTCGCCAGCTTGAGAATCCGCATGTTCAGCGGAAGCTGTTGCCAGTCGTCCGATTTCAGTTCCAGATCGCCCGCAGGCATGATCTTCACCCACGGCATGAGGATGGTCGAGTTCGTGCCCTTGGGGTTCTTGGACACATACATCAACGAACCTTCAATCGACGTGTCGCCCGAAATCACACGGGTCCGCGTCGAACCGGCCACGGCAAACGTCACCGTCAGATCGGCACCGTCAACCGCCAGCAACGAATCCGGCAACAGGGTCAGCACACCAGTGTCATAGTCCATGGTGTAGTCGGTGCCCGCCACAAGCGTGGTCGGCGTCCCGTCCGCGACTTCGAAGCCGGTGGGGTCGATCCCGAAGTAGCCGGTCGGGTTCGCATCCGTGACGCCCAGACGGTAGCTGTGCCCGGCCTTCACGCCTTCCAGCGTTTCCGTGCCCGACGCGACCGACGCCTGCGTAATCAGCGACTCGGAACCAAGCATGAAGAGCGCGATGTTTTCGGTCGCCATGTTGTCCGTGGTCAGCGCACCCGTGCGGGTCACTTCCAGCGTCACCGAATCGTCCTCTTCCCGAATGCCTTCATCCGAGTTGACGTGAGTCAGTTCTTGCTCTTCGAAGGTCAGCGACACCTGCGGGGTGTTGCCGATGTAGCGATAGCCTGCGGGCACGTAGCCCCCCGGCTTGAAGCGGGAAAAGTAAATCTTGCCCCGGCCCAGCGTGTAGTTTTTCGTTTCCATGTCGAACGCCTTTCCGTGTTCAGGTCTTAGCGTTAAGAGGATCGGCCAAATCCTCTGCCAAGTCTAGGGTGATTGTCAGCCAGAAGTAGGCTTTGGCCGAAAGTTGGTCCGGTGGACGCACCACACCCGGCCCAATTCGCAGACCCGTGACGTGATTGCCAAGGCCCAAAATCCCGTCTTCGGGATCGTCTAGTTCCAGCGCCTTTTTCCGCTCAAGGGCAAGACGCTTCTTCACGTCTGCCATCAACGGGTGCGCTGGATCGGTCGGGTTCGATTTGTCGTCTTGAACCCATCCTTGGATCATCAATTCCCAAGCACCCGACGATAGATCGGAGTCCTTAGGCGCAGGCCGTTGATCCAAAGGAATAGGGACTTCCAAAATCGAAAGCATGGGCACCGGGTCACTCGACCCAAAGATAGCCCGTCCGCGAAAGATATGCTCTGCGGGAATGTCAATCGTGTAGCCATTGGCCACTGAGATTTCCGCCAGTATTGCGGACAGGTTCTTTTGCACCTGCAATCGAAGAACATTTTCAAAAGCCATTACGTCAGTCCCATTTGCCGTCTAAATTCGGCTTCCAATTTCGCCGCTATATCGGGGCTTAGGTCTTCGGCCACACCCGATTCATCATTTGCGCGGAATACCTGATCGACCGAAGGGCCATACAGCAGGTATAATCCATTCTTCATTTGCACGAAGTCGCGCTTATTGTCCAGCCTTTCGCCCGGTCGCAGCCGGATCGCCAATCCCATGTTGAAGTTGGTTTCGGTCAACTGGTCGCCAGATCGCAACCGGATGAGGAATGCCCGCCGCATAAAGGCCGTCTCATTCTTGACGCGGACGTGGACGCCACCACGGGAACCGGGGCGCGGGCTACCCACAACAAAGCGGGCCAGAGACGTAGGACGGCCCCGCGCGCTGATAACAGCTTCCAGCCGGGCCTTCTGCGCCTTGGACTCCACGGTCAAGCGCCCGGTCGAGGGGCGCAGGTATCCGGGGGGCAGGTTGATTTCGCTGTTGATCTGTTCCGCGATCCGGGTGCGGCCCCATGTGGCCGTGTCGTTGATCGCCCGGTAGGCGGCGGTCTTGATATCCGACTCAAGGCCCGCCACTTCGTCCAGCGATGACAGCCCTTCGACCACGGCGGCAAAACGATCCGCCATGGCCTACTCAAACAGTTCGGGATACAGATCGGGGGTTTCGAACTCTGTCAGTTCTTCCGCTGTGAGGCGCACAGCCGGGGCTGTGAAGCTGATATCGTCCTTCGGGTCGGAATACTCTAGGCGATACCCTTCCGTGGTGCTGATAACCACCACAGCGCCGCGCGCAGGCTTGAACGCTTCGTCCAAGAACAGCACCCGTGGCATCGACTCCATGCCTTCCGCGTAACTCATGTTCGTGCCCGCCAGATCGCCCACGGCGTCGAACTTCTCATGCACACGAACGAAATGCCCGGTCGGCGTCACCGCCGCCGGGCCATAGTAGAGCGCGGGCACCTTGAACACTTCATGCAAGGTGCGCCGCGCCCGTTGGCGAAGATCACGCCAGCCCATCGTTACAGAAGTTCTTCGCCGTCGCCAGCGCGGAAGTCCATAAGGGCGCTGACCAGTTCAGCCTTGGTGTTGCCACCTTCGTCCAGTTCCAGACCTTCTTCTTCGGCCTGTTCCACGATTTCGGTCTTGGTCATCTTCTCAAGAGCCGACTTCGTGGGCAGATCGGAACCACCGTCGCCGTCGCCATCTTCGTCCTCATCGCTGGGATCGACGGTGCCGGGGTCTTCGACCTTCTGCGGGGTCTTCACGGTCGAACCACCGCTGACCTTCTTGACGGCCTTGGCGGCTTCCTCTTCGGACAGTTCGGGGTCGGCAGAGTAGACGCGCGCTGCGGGCCGGTTGCCGCTGGTCAGTTCCTTGAACTCATCGTCCGTGCGGGCGTCGAAGATACCGCCGGGCGGGATGATCTGGACCTTGGGTGCGACGGCGGCGGTGCCCTTGGCCTTGTCAGCGGCCTTGCCGGGCTTCACCGTCCGGTGGATTTCAGAGATTGCTTGCAGTGTCTTGGACATTGGATTTCCTCAGGTTGGTTTGGTGGGATCGTGAGTGGTGGGGGGTGACAAGACCCGTTCGGGAGGATGAACGGGCCTTGCCGGGCCTTTCCGCGTGGAAGCGCGGGCGGGGGTCTTAGGCGACGACGCGGACGCGCATCGTGGCGTTGGGGTTGACCGGCACCATGAGGGGCGCGGACTGCGACATGACCAGCGTTGCGGACGGGTCTTCTTCGTCCCACATTTTCGGGAAGATCGGCAGAGCCGCCCAGCCCGCGCGCTTGTCCTGAATCGCGCCGTAGCAGCGGACACCGTTCATGTTCGGGCCGGTCAGAACCACGTCGCGCGGGTCCATGAAGGGCACCACACCGCCGTCTTCGTCCTGATAGTAGTCCGAATACACGACCACTTCCGTGGTGCCGCTGATCTTGCCGACACGCTCGACTTCCAGACCTTCCATGACGCCAAGGTTCAGCGCCAGCCCGCCCGTGGTGGTGGACGTGTAGTCGGTCTTGAGGAAGTCCCGAATCTCGGGGTCTTCGCGCATGACTTCCCACGCTTCCCCGCCGATGGTCAGGCGATTGGAAATGCCGCCGAAGCGGGCGTTCCGCGTCTTGGCCTTCCAGCTTTCGATGGTCTTGAGGATCGACACGCCGGAGTCGCCCCAACGGTTGCCTGCGGTCAGGGTCACGTCCTGATCGGCGTTCCGTTCGAAGTCCACGACCGTGCGCGGGTAGCGTTCGTCTTCCAGCGTCACCTTGCCGTAGATCGTCGCTTCCGCCGCCAGCCATTCCCAGCGGCGTTCGATTGCCTCACGGTGCTGGCGCAGGATATCCGCGATGATCGCGTTGTAGCGTTGCTGCGGCGACATGGCGACGGCACCAGTGGCCAGTTCGCCCATGCCTGCAACACGCCGGATCACGCGGGTCGCGGACACGGGGTCTTTCGGCTTGACGTAGGCCGGTTTCACGCGGCTGACCTTTTCGGCCATGGACATGATCGGCACACCCTGCGCGGTCGGCACGACCAGCGGGGCGATCTTGCGGTTCTCGGAAATCTGCGAGAAGTCCACGTATTCGTCATCGAACTGGATGACAGAGCCATACATGCCCAGCCAGTAGTTCGAAGGGGGTTCCATTTCGCGCATGACGCCCAGCAGAGTCGCCGTGTCATAGCGGGTGTGAGTTACAGACATAATCAGTCCCTTTTCAGTTGTTTCCGGTCAGATGGTCTACCCGATTAAGGGTAGATCGCACCGTCCGAATGTTTGCCCTTGCTCACGAAGATGGTGGGCGATTTCGAACCCTCGAAAGCCGATTGCTTCTTCGCATCGGTATCGAAGCTGGCATCCCAGACCAGCGCGGTCTGTTCAAAATGCCCTTCCCGGTAAACCGGAACGCTCATGGTCGCACCATCGGCAATGACGATGGGCGCGGCCAGAATGGCGTAGGCGTCGGAACCCGACGATTCAACCGCGATGGTGCCGTCTTCGGCAATGACCGTGTAAAGGCCAAGTTCGATATCCGCGCCAGAAGCCGTGATGCTCATGTGCGTGGTGGTCAGGACGCCTTCGCCATAGCGGGGGTCTTTCGAGTTGCCCCACGTTTCGGACGAAAAGGAAGCGATACCGGGTTCGCCCTGCGGAATGGTGTTATCAACAGCCATGGTGTTCTCCTATAGACAGTTGGTTTGCGCCGGGCGAACCGGCAGGGTGCCAAAGCCCGAAGGCTTAGGCGGCTTTCGTTTTCCGCGCCTTGCCGGTCATGGCGGAAAAGTCCGACAGGATCGACTCGGCGTGATCGGGTTCGTCATCGTCATCGTCGGAACCGGAGTTCGCGCCGACATTGGGGTTGCCCGAAGTGCCCATGGCCTGATCGAACGGCGAACCGCCCTTGGCCTTGTCCTTGCCCTTGGGCGCGGTGGGCGCTTCGGCCTTCTCTTCCGGCAGATCGCCCAGCATTTCGATCACGGTTTCGGCAGAGTCGCCGGAACGCATGGCCATCGCCAGAGCGGCCTTCGGACGGGCCTTGGCGGCGTCGTCGGCAAGGATCGTCTTCATGCGTTCCTTTTCGGCGGTCGCGCCAGCTTTCGTGCCTTCGGCCACACCTTCGGCGCGGGCGGCTTCAACCGCTGCGTCGTGGGTCGCCTGATCGACCGAACCTTCGGGGGCGGTCGCGGTGGTCTTCGGTGCCTTGAGTGTCATTTGGGGTTCCTCTTCATCTTCGTCGGTTTCCACCATGAACGCCGACATTTCGTCTTCCATTGTCCCGATCTGGTCAGCGAAGCCGACTTTCACGGAGTCTTCCGCGTCGTATGTCAGTGCTTCCGTTTCACGAACAGCATCTTCTGTCATAGCGCGGTTTCTGGCAACAGTCGATACGAAGACTGCGCCCAGCTTGTCAATGCGCGCCTGAATACGCTTCGCGGCACTCTCTGACAATGCTTCATACGGATTCCCATCGGTCTTATGGGCACCGAATTTGAAGAAGGTGACTTTCACACCCCTTTGTTCCATGGCTTTCGAGTAATCGACATGAGCCGTAACCACGCCGACCGAACCAGTCCCGCCGGATCGCGTGACGGTGATATGGTCGGCGGCACTGGCGATGGAATACGCCGCCGAATAGGCCGCGTTCGCCGCGATTGCACGAATCGGTTTTGACCCACGGACTTCGTAAATGGCGTCCGTCAGTTCGAAACAGCCCGCAACTTCGCCGCCGGGGGAATCCTCGACAAACAAAATGCCCTGAACTTCGGGATCGTCCAGCCCACGCTGAATTGCCGCTTCGATATAGGCATACCCGGTCGCCCACCGGCCAAGCTGATAGGGGAAGTTATTAAGCAAGACCCCGGCGACAGGGATTTTCAGGACGCCGCCTTCGACCACATACGGGCGGTAGTCTGCATACCAAGCATCTTCGTCCCAGAAATCATCGCTGGCACTCATGTGATCCGAACTGGCCGAGTCCAAGAACTCGCCCGAATGCTCATGGTTCACCAAGAAGCTGATTGCCCCTTGGACAAACTCAGCACCCGTTTCGGTAATGAAAAGCGGGGAAGCCGATAGCGACTCCAACAGTGGCCTATTCGTCATCGGTGTCACCTTCCTTGTCATCCGTTTCGTCTGTCTCACGGGCCGATCCGCTGGCCGCGTTGACGCTGTTGTCTTCAATCAGTTCGATGTTGCGCTTCTTCCGCTCTTTGGCTTCACGCTCAAGCTGCGCATAGACCTTCCGCCAGTCCTTGCCCAAGCGGGCCAGTTCGTCTTCGTGCGTGGACAAGCCCCACTTGATCCGAAGGGTCGCGGCCTGCGTTTCCTTGAGTTCGTCAATCTGGCCACGGCTGGCCCCGATCCACGAACAGTTCGCCAGCGCGTCAAAGAGGTAGTTCAAGACGCCATCGGTATAGAGCATCCACGACATGCTTGCAGGGAACGAGTCCAGCTTGTCGTTGTTCACTGCCTCTTCCAGCCACAGCCGGAAGATACCGTTCGCCATGGCATCCGCGCAGACGCGCTTGCGGGCCTGCATGAAGCGATGAGACGACGCCATGGCCGCGCGCACGGCGCTATAGTTGGTCTTGGTGTAGTCCTTGCTCAGTTCCTCATAAGACACGTTCAGAGACGACGCCAGATAGCGCAACAGGCTCTTTTCGAACTCTTGCCCAACGCCGCCGGGGGTGCCTGCGGGCTGCATCTTGAACTTGGTGCCGGGGAACAAATGCGGGACGCGCACACCGTCGATCATCATGTGCTTGGCGTTGCCCACGTATTCGTTGATCGCGCCCAGATACTGCGCGCCGAAGTCCGCAGCCGACTCGCCAATGTTGCCGCCGCCAAGCTGCGAGAAGAGGGCTTCGGACGGCAGTTCGGATTCGATGGTGGCGGCATACATCGCGTTGACGACTGCGTTCTGCAACGTCACGTCGCGGAAGCCCCGCATCATCTTAATCTCTTTCAGCCCGGCCACCATGTCGGACACAGCGCGCGTCTGATCGACCCGCATCTGTTCGCGGACATACAACACCTGCGCCCGACCCCACGGCTTGCGGGCACCGACCTTCTTGTATTCCTGCCCGTTCGCCAGCGCCACGTTCCGGTAGTCGCTGGGATGATACGTGCGAATGAAGTATGCCTTGTGCCGCCCGCGCCGGTCATGTTCGATCCCGCCCCGGATGAGGGGGTTGTCAGCGCCAATATGGGGCTGCATGAGCCGGTCGGTGTCCACCATCTGCACAGCCGTGCGGAAATCGCGGCCCGTGCTGGTGTCCCACTCTGCGGTCGCCAGTGCTTCCCCGCCGGAGGTGTAGACACCCACGGACAGTCGGATGAGCGCGGTGAAGTCATTCTGTTCCGAATAGTCCACGTATTTACGCGGGCTTTCCGCCCATGTCGTGAACTTCTCTTCGCACTCTTGCTGGAAGGCTTCGGCCCATTCTTCGGACAAGCCAAGCACAGCCCAATTCGGCTTCGAATTGAGGGCGAACATATCACCGACGATGGAGTCCTTGTGCAGAGTGCCGCCGCCTTGGACGAAAGCGTCATTGCGGTTCAGGTCGCGCGACCGGGCGTCAATGATCCCCTTGTCTGGCATCATTTCGGCATCGGCAGATTGCAGCGGCGGAACCCACCCGGCAACCTTGCGGTCAAAGCGGTTCGCGCCATCGTAAGCGCCGCCAAACGCCATGGGGGTGTCGCCCCCGGTGCCCAAGAGGCTTTCGATTTCGGCCAGTTCAGCCGCTTCAATAACTTTCGTCATTACTGCCCCCAAAAACGCATCGGCCCAGCGACAGTCTTATTGCCCAAGGCCAATTCCATTTCGAAAATCCACGCCCGAAGACGATCC